AGCTACATTCTTTATTGTCAACTTATAGATCAATACAAAACAGTATTATTAGTACCGTAACTAAAGCTATAACTTTAGTTGTTTTAGGAGCTATAGGTGCAGCAGTGTATTTACATGATTGGCCTAATTAATTATGATACCAGAGAGGCTTAGATGGACCCGATTACTGCCCTTAGTTTGGCATCAACAGCGTTTAAAGGCGTTCAAACGCTCGTTGCTAGGGGTAGAGAAATTGAAGATGTCGCAGTCCACCTTGGAAGATGGTACGGCTACGCAGCGGATATAAAGGAAGCTGAAAAGGAATCCAAAAAACCACCCATATTTCGTAAACTGCTTGACAGTGGTAGTGTTGAACAAGAAGCTCTTAACTCTATTATTGTGAAAAAGAAACTGGAAGAACAAGAGAGACAAATTAGAGACTTGTTAGTTATCAGGTACGGCATAGAAACGTACCGTGAAATGATACAAATGCGTAAGGACATTAAATCTAAAAGAGAAAAGTTAGTTTACGCACAAAGACGTAGAAGAAAAAGTATTTTAGATTTTATTGCAGTTCTTGTTGGTGGTTTTATTTGTTTTGCAATAGTTTATGGATTTTATGAATTATTAATGAACTTTTCACGATGAGTACAATGGCTTTTTTACTTATGGTTATTATAGACGGTGAAGAAGTTAAAACTAGAAACATGAACTTTAGAAACATTAACCGCTGTAGATATTTTGCGGATAGATTGGAAGACAATGAAGCTAAAGTAACAGCGTACTGTAAACCTGTTATGGTTCCACAAACAACAATTTTTAGGGACTAATATGTGGCAAGCGTTAATATCACCTGTAGCTAATCTTGTAGGTGGATACCTAAATAATAAGCATCAGGAAAAACAGGCTGTACATGCGTCCAAAATGAGACGTATAGAAGCTGATGCCGATTGGGAGGCCATACAAGCAGATGCGTCAACTAATAGTTGGAAGGATGAATGGTTTGCTGTCATTCTCAGCTTGCCTCTTATTGGGGCTTTTATTCCTGACATCGTTCCTTATGTGGAACGTGGGTTTGCTGTTCTTGAAACTATGCCTGATTACTACAAGGCTTTCTTAGGTGGAGCTATAGCCGCCAGTTTTGGACTTAAGAGTTTATCTAATTGGGGTAAGAAGTAATGTGGCTTCCAGTTAACTTACAGCAAATATTAAACAACAGTATTCCTGATGTTCGTCAAAATATTCCTGCTTATGTTCCACAAGCTGTTTCTAATGTACCTGTTGTTTTGCCAAATGTTGTAACAAATGTTCCTAATACTAGAGCAGCTAATACCTCTACTAATACAAATAAACAAAATAAATCAACAGGTATGTTATTTCCTGCATCGTCATTAGATAATATTTCTGGTAGTGTGAATACTGTTATTGATGATACTTCTGGTTACTATAGTGGTCCAGATGATACATCAAATAATGTAAATAATTTTTCTAACATTTGGGATTATCTTAACATAGGCTATACTTCAGATCAATTTTTTACTGGAGGAAAACCTAATTGGGATGCGTTAGCAGGTCTTTTAGGACAAGGTAGTTTAAGCGGTACTCCTGAATGGATTGCAGAAATAATGACTCAGGAAGGAAATAGAAAATGGTTTGAAGAAACTGTTTTACCTAACATTCTAAATCAAATTAAATCTCAATATCCTGATTTTGCCAATCAAATTGATGAGTTTCAAGATTTTATTAATGCTGGTGGAAATGTTGAAGATTGGGATTCTGGTGGTGATACTGTAGCTAAACAAGAAGCTGCTGACTTTGGACAACAAATTTTAGACGCTACTAGCGTAGATCAATTATCGGATTTATTATCTAATAATCCGGACATGAAAAACAACCCACATTTGTCTTCTTGGATTGAAGCTACAGGACAGTTTCCAATAACTGACGATGTAGGTATTTGGGCTAATTTAGATAACATTTTTGCTGAGTGTGTTCAAGGCCGACCTTGTGATATTGAATCAGTTTTAGACAATCTTGGAATTATGTTTCCTTCTATTATTGATTTGCCTGAATGGGCTAAAATATTAGGTGTAGGTATATTTAAACTTCCTAGTATTTGGGAAATGATGCAGAAAGTTGGAGGTGTATTTGATCGTATTTCCAATAAAATAAAATGTGAAAAAACAGACGAAAACGGAAATACTGTAGATTGTACAGCAACAGAACGTATTGTAAATAGTTTATGTGCTTTAAAACCGGACGCAGAATGTTGCGTAGACAATACTTGTAGTCCTGGAGATTTAATAGGCGGTGCTGTTGGAACTGTTGTAGGAATTGGTACAGACGCTCTTGGACAAATTATAGGTAAAGTTGAAACTTTAGAAGATAAAATAACAGGAGAAGGAAAATACGGTGATATTTTAACTGGAAATTGTAAAAAACCTGATGGAACTCCTAAACAATGTTCTTGGGCTGATTTACCTAGTGAAGTATTAGATGACCTTATTGATATATTTGGCGCAGATTCAAGCAAATGGCCTCCTTGGGTATGGGCAATAATTGGTTCTTCCGTTTTAGGTGGAATTGCAACAAAAACTAATTTAACTGCTGAAGAAGACGAATGTGCGGAAAAAGGAGGAACTTGGAACGGAACTTCCTGTGTACTTCCAACACAAACACCGGAAGATTGTACTTCAGAAGAATATTGGGACGCTGAACAAGAAACGTGTGTTGGTATTCCTGATTGTAGTTCTGAAACAGACGAATACGGAAACCCTTTAGTCTGGAACGCTGAAACTAAACAATGTGAAACTACTTCCGTAGAATGTACTAACCCTGATGCTCAAAAAACTGAATCAGGAGAATGTGTATATTTATGTAATGGAGAATGGATACCTGAAGATCAGGAATGTGAAGTAAATCCAAATTGTCCTGAAACATGTCCAGATGGTTTTTCATGTAATCCTGAAACTGGAGAATGTGAAAAAGATATAACTATTACGGAATGTACTGACCCAAATAGAGACACTAATCCAGACGGAAGCTGTGCGTCAGGTTGTAAATCAGGGTATAGTTTTGACGGAGATTTATGTGTACCTGATACTGTTACTCCAATTGAAGACTGTAGTAATCCAGAATATGCTGCGGCAAATCCAGAGGAATGTAAAAACACTGATCCTGATTGTGCAGCACAAAACAGGGTAACTGTTTCAACTGGAGATAGAGGAATAGGAGCTGGAGAAACTTACTGTGGTAAATGTATTAATGGATATATAGATGACGGAGAAGGAAATTGTATACCCTTTGAATACACTTGTTCTGATCCTAATGCAGAAGTTAATGAAGACGGTTCTTGTGGTCCTTGTAAAGAAGGTTATATTCAAGATTTAACTGAAGGTTCGCCAACACATGATAAGTGTATTCCTACTCAAACAGATGGACCAGGAACTCCTAGTGAC